CGATGAGTTACGGACAGCACAAATTAATTCTAGTATGAAAAAATTATTAGACATTAGTATTAACACCATAGTTGATAGTACTGCATCTATAACAATCAACAACGATGTTACTGTATCTGACCCAAAACATATCAAAGATTTTTTTGAACATGCAAACGGACAAGTTATCCGACAGATACAAAAAAGATTAGGCGAAATCAATATTGAGTCGCAAATTGCAAATCAAAAGATTACGTGTACCAACATTGAATGTCAGAAAGAATTCCAAACTCCGGTAGAGTTTGATTATGCAAATTTTTTCGCAGTAGGCTCTTGATTCTAAGTAATGAAGAAATTGTTAAGTTACTTGACAATTTAGATAGTGAAGCAAGAGCCATAAAAGATGAAGCATTAAGAATGGCATGGTTCATGCGCGGCGGCATATCATATGAAGATATAATGTATACCAGCAAAGATGAAAGAGTCTTGATAGCCAAGATAGTTGAAAATAATATGAAGCAAACAAAAGAATCGGGCCTGCCCTTCTTTTAACGAAATGATATATATATCAAAAACTAAAAACCATTAAAGCTAATGTTTTTATTTGTGCAATATATATGATCCTGGAAAAAACATAATACTATACTACTTAGGTGGTGATACTACACCTAAATAATTTACCAATAGAAGTATTGGCATTTTAAAGGAGTATTAACAATGGAGATTCTCGACACAATTAAGAAGTGGGCTGCTGCCCTAGCAGATGTGGGAGTAAGTATTATCGCTCTTGCTATTGTAATGGAAGTTTTATTTAAGGGAGTAGCAATTCCTTTCTTCCCAGCTGTATCGGTTACTGCAAATGTTACTGCAATCGTGGCATCGATTGGTGCACAAGGCCTTGTGGGCTTGGTTGCTGTCTGGGTGCTTTATAGCATCTGGAAAAACAAATAATTAATCTGTTAATCTAATATAAGAGGAATATTTCATTCGTATAATATACGATTGTTATATTCTTCTTTCCATGTCAAGACTTACTTCGTAAGTCTATTGATTTCGCTATCGCTCATCAATCTGTTTTTAATTGTTTTTGCTTGTAATAGTTTCATCCAGATTTTTTGGTCACTCTTTGCCCGTACTGGGCAAAGTTAGCTTCATCCGAGTTACCTCAGCCACTTAGCGTTACAACAATTACAGAGGCGGTTGTCCGGTACCTCGAGTTGTGTCTTTATACAACGGCGGTTCACAATATATACGCTAACATACTTGTGAACGTGTAGCATCACTGCTACGTCTTTTAGCCTTTAATTTTTTCAAACAATCAAACCGCGGCAATTAGCGATCTTCGTCCGATTAAGGATAGTGATTGAGTGCTCTTTACAGCAAAGAGTCTTCCGTCCCTGTGACCCTGGGTCCAGTTTTCGTGGGCATCCGTGATTAGCCGATGCAAGCCTATATACTGTGTTTGTGTTACGAGCCGGACTTGGTGTCAGAAGTGATTGTTAAAACTTATTTATAATGTGAGAGCCATGGATTCTACAGGCTATTTGACCATTGTAGTAATTGTCTGATTCTAATACTTTTCTTTCAAACTGTGTCCTAGCTTCTACATAACTGCATTCTGCTTTGCTTTTGCAGTAGTATAGTATTTCTCTGGTAAACTTGTCAACACCCAGTGTTTCCACGTCTTTGATCAATTCTACGTTGGATCCATAATATGTTTGCCAATCTGAATCTACTTTGCTTCGAATTTTCTTGCGTTTTTTCTTACCGTTTTTTAACTTTACTACTTTATACGACGTTTTACTAAATTTTGATAATTTTTTTCCAACATATTTCCTACCAGATATTGTATTAACTATAATATAAACAAAACCTATACAGTCTTCGGGTAGAGTTTCTACTAATATATTTTTGTGTAGCCATGTCATGCATAGTAGTTATCTCTATTTACCAGGTGGTGGCATATTCTTGATTTACCACAGCCGTATTACACTTGGTCTTGCATTCTTGCCATCTAAAAGTTTTAAGTTCAGTTTTCCAAAATGGGTCAACAACAACTTGTTCTAAATTACGAGTCTGTAGACTAAACCTTTTGGCTAATTCTTGCCACTCTGAATTATGGGTATATCTATTTGCAACCCAACAACACGGAAATAATCTCCCTTGGGCATCTATATATAATCCTTTGTTACCAATTTCGCATAACGGTATAATTTCTTTGTGGTCTTTTACTTTGTTATATAATATAGTATTAACCACATTAAACCTAACGATTTTTGCTATTTTAGACAAATTTTTTGTAATTCTTTCAAATCTATGGGTACCGCTTATAAATTTAGTACTTGGCTGTAGTGGATCATCAATTCCGTAAATTGGATATATACTTCCAAACTTGGTAGACTTGGTAATTTGAAAAACATCCATTCCCAAATTAGATGCTTGTTGTTCCATGTTGGCCAAATGATCTTGGTTGAACTTAAATGCGATAGCTGCCCATGTCATGCGACATGTAGAATATTTACGTACAGTTTCGATCCCATCAATAATACTATTGTAGTCACTGTTTACTCGATATAGATTATTACTTTCATTATTAAATCCGTCAATACTAAAATGTATGCTATCTACGCTGGTTAAGGTCTGTCCAAGCTCTTCCCACCAGGATACTTTTTTATGAGATCCGTTGGTAATAATAACAATTTCAACCGGCTTGATATTTTTAATATATTGTATAACTGCAATTAAGTCGTGTGCATATATAGGATCACCATCATCACCGCAGAACGTAATCTTCTCTACATTGGCTTTAATAAACTTTGGAGTAAAATTACGCTTAAAAAATTCTAAATCTAATTCGGTGTTTACTAGGCTGTTGGGCACTTCTTGGCGAGCACATCGAGGACATCGCAATGTACATTTGCTACTAATTTCAATATGAAAATGCCATGTTGCTAACATAACTGCACCTTAGGCGATATCAACATCGGTACTATACGAAGTAAATCCATTCTCTTTGATTACGTGTAATGTATTGTTTACACGACCAATTAGTTCGTCCTTGTGTGATACTAGCCAAATTGATTTGTTGGATTCTCTTGACATCTTCTTTAAGATAGCCAACGAACTTTCAACACCTGAACTGTCTAGACCTGAATCTATTAACTCATCAATAAACAATAGGTTGATCGGCTGATATAAACTTTCCCACACGTCACGGAAACTCCAACTTAGCGATAGGATCAATCTATTGCGTTCACCTCTGCTGAGATTATCAAAATCTAAATCTCGACCCAGTTCAGTAATACTCACAGTTAAATCATTATTAAATTTAATGGTGTGTGGCAAGCCAATCCGGTCTAGGTATTGCCCAAGTCTGGCATTTAAGTAACTTAAGTTTTGGTCAATGATTCGTTTACGTATAAATGAATCTTTGTTTGTTAATAGTTTAAGCAGAAACTCTTGATGGTCCTTGATATTTGTGAGTCCATTGATGGTGTCATATGTAACTTCTTCAACACCCTTTTCCTGCATCTCTACAATTTGTTCGGCATACGGATCTTGTTCTGTTATTTTGTCGGCTAACTGTTTTATTAAGTTATCAACACTGGCCCGGTGCTGGATGGCATCCGATTCTTTTGCATAGAAGGGTTTGGGTTTTACCCCCAATGTTCCCAATCCAGTTGTGGCCAACTGCAACTCTGCTACCGTAACAGCGTGGGCATTTGCTGAAAAATTTGTTGCTGCAAGTTCTTTATCCTTTTCGATTGAAACCTGTTTATGTTTACTATCGTGGAATGCTTGCCCACACGTATGACATTGGTGATTTTCAAGTGCAATCTTTTCTGCCTTTAATTTTTTAATAGTTTTTTCTTCACGCTGTAAATCCATTTTGGATCTACTAATCGCACCCGACAGATCATTCAAATCCTTGCGTAATTGTTCCCAAGTTGCAAGTTCTTTATGCAATTGTATTTCGGGTACAATATCAATCTTTTGTAGTTCGGTGATAGCATCCTGTATCTTTAAGACCTCATCGGCATGCTTGGTAGTCCACAATATTTGTCTACGTTTTAAGGCATCAATTTGTTCTTGAATACGCACATTTGCGTCGGTAACAGCCTTGATTCGGAACTCTTCTTGTGTTATACAGTCACGGTTTGCGCGAGCTTGTTCTTTGAGTTTATCGGCTTTTTCGCTTAGTAATGTGATACCAAGCAATTGCTCAATGATAGTGCGTTGATCATTGGCCCGCAATGCCAGGAACGGTTCGGTATATGTGTTCAGGGCTACCACGTGTCTAAACATGTCATGGCTCATGCCCAACATA